CGGCTGCTCTTTCCACTTCAAGGGCGCATAGGCGGCGAGCCCCACAAGCGCCATCGCGCCGACCGCGAGGAACGTCTGGAACGTGTCGCCGCCGAATTGAAGGGACGCCGCTCCGGCGGCGCTCGCGCCTGCCGCCGTGATAGTCGCCGTCGCTGCGGCAGTGGACGGCGCGGCTTCCTTGGACATTATCGAATAGACAGATTTTGCGTGTGAAATGCGCTTGTCCAGGTGTGCGAGCGCCATGTTCGGACGCTCGTAAAATTTGCAGACGTTGGCCGTCAGCGTCTCGATTGATTTCTTGCCCTCGCGCAAGTCCTTTTCGAGCGCCGGGTAATCCTGATGCAACTCCCACAAAAAGAACGCCGCCTGCGCCTTCAACGTCGCCCAATTCAGCCCTTGCGCGGCGGACCAGCCTTTAAGCCCGCGCGGTCCGTCGAGGCGCGTCAAACGCCATTGAAGCGCCCCATCCGAACCGTGGTCCTTGGGGCCAGTCGTGACAGCCTGAACGAGGTTTTCTTGCGTTGCGTTGCCGGTGACGGCGCTTGACGACTTGAGCGGTAGCCCCGTCAGGTTCATTTCAGGAAAGCCGGTGACAAGCAGCCGCGTAAATTCTTTTTGTCGGTCAAGCAACATCATCTTGCCCCAATCAAAAGCATAACAAACACAAAGACGAAGGAGAGGCTGATGATAGCGAGCAGCGCCTCCAACATTACGCCAAATATTTCAAGCATTCCGCTCCCCTCGCCTTATTTTCTCGACCAGATGATGAGGACGCTTATGAATCCAAGCGTGATAGCGATGGGGAGCGCCACAGCGTACATAACAAGGCGGGAGATAGAGCCGATCATGCTATTTTCACTCGCCAGGCGTCTGCGCAAACCATCGTCAAGAACATGACGACGCATGGTCCGAAGTTCCACATTAGGATGATATCCATAGCGTGTCCTCCACGGCAGACCTAAACACTAGCACACAAAACATCGAACGGCACATTACAACGCGCGACGGCACCCAATGAAACCCCCCGCGCCCATAGTGGACACGGCGAAGGTCGAGTAAGCCTCCAAGTAGATCGTTGTCGTCGCGCCGAGGCTGAGCCAAATATTTCCCACAGGGAGACTTTGGTTGCCGCCTGCGATGAGGTTGGCTGTGATCTCAGCGAAGGACCCGTTGTTAGGGCGGGTGGGCACAGCGGCGCTCGACGCAGAAATCCAGCCTCCAATTGAAGAAATGGTTGTGCCACCGGCTGGGTAGAAGTTCACATTGCCGTAGCAAAGCCATTCGCCGGCCGGAAGCGACACGCTCGTCACGTTAGCGGCGGTTGCCGTCGTGAGCGCGACTGCCGAACCAGAAGCGACCGAGGAAACGATCTCGCGGCCCGTGCAACCCGTTCCTGAATTTCCATAAACAATCGACGAATCTGTGAGACTGCACCCAGCCGTATTGCTTGACGCATTATTGTTCGAGACGATGCTACTGGTCGCCGCCGGACTGACGACGATCCCGTAGCGCTGTTCTGTCCCGCCGACGTTCAGGGCAGAATTGCCGGACACAATCAGCTTTGTGATCGCTGTGCCATCGATGTTAATACCGTCGTAAGTGTGGGTTGTGCCCACACTGTTGCGGATTGCATGGTTGCCTTGCACAATAAGCGAGTCAATCGCCCCTGTCGCCACGATCCCGTAGACGCTGTTCGTCTCGACGATGTTGTCTTGAATGAGCACGTCGCTCGCGTCTTGCGCGAGATAAATTCCGCTGCCCACATTGGAGGCCGCTGTAGTTAGCGTACGACCGGTCGCCGCCGCGCCGGCTCCCTCTATGGTACAGCCGCGAACTTGAATGAACGCGCCGCCATAGGGCTGCATGTCCAGTTCGTTGTTTCCATCATAGGAAAGAACACAGTCTTGAATATTGATCCCATTGATCGGAACGCCCGCTGCACCAAGAAATCTTATGCCCCCGCCAGTGTTCGCGAACGACGTTACGCCGACCCACGGTACGCCCTGGATTGTGTTCGTGGTCCCGGCGACCGGGACCATCTGATAGCCGTAACCATCATTCTTTTGACTTAGCGAATAGGTGATGTTCCACTGTAGGATGTTCCACGTCGTGTTGTTCGTAAAATAGAAGCCGTCGCCGTAGTTTTTCTCCGAAATGCAAAAACTGCAAATGCTGTAATCTGTGGGGCCGAGCACAAACCCAACTGCATGATTTTCAACGTGGAGATTGTAAAACTCAGATTGAATAATGATCGTCGCGAGGTCGGTCAAAATTCCATAGGCCGCACCCACAGGAACGCCCACGCGGGTCACGTGCACGTCACACAGCTTCACGCGGCTGGCGTTCGCGGCGACCGTTATCCCAACTGCGGTTGTGGAATTTAGCGAGATTGTGCTGGCGTCGCCGCCTGTGCCACAAAGAACTGCCCCGGAAGGAACGCTGATTGTCGCCGTGGTCTTATAGGTGCCAGCGCGCAGCCCCACAGAGCCGTATATCGTAAGACAGGTATTGATCGCCGCCGTCGAGTCCGCGACGCCCGTATTGTCTGCCCCGCACGTGCCCACAGCGTCCACAAGGAAGGTCGAGGCGATAGGCACCGACCACGAGCCGGCGGCGGAAAGGAAGAACCCTGCCGCCCCATCGCCCGCCGCAGGAGCCGGCACAAGCCCCGCCGTGCCGCCAGCGCCGCTATCGCCCACAAAGACCGGCACGTCGGCCGGAACGATGGCGCGAAAGGTGGGCGTCGCCGCCCCGCCTCCTGTGGGACCGGCCAGGAAGGTGTTCGCGGACTGTGTGACGAGCGTCAAAGCGAGAACGCCGGTCGTCGTCACGGGAGAACCGGCGACGCTGAAAATAGCCGGAGCAGTCAGCCCCACGCTCGTCACCGTCCCGCCGCCGCTCGGCGTAAAGGACACGCCATCAAAAGTTCCTATCGGAAACCATGTCGGACCAACTTTGAACTGAAGCTGGCTTGGCGTTCCGGCGAGGTACCCCCACAATATCTGCGTCTGTTGCGCCGGAGCGGCGCTAGCAAAGAGGGCGAAGAGGAAGGTGAGAAAATACCTCATGGCGTGAGATTAGCTGCGTAGGCGAGCAGCGCCGCCATCTGGGTCGCGTTCAGCACGAAGGTCGTCTGCGTCAGATTGAAAAGAGCGTCGCCAGAAGTGACGCCATAGCCGGCGTAAAACTGGATCGTCGCAGGGTCGTTCATATCCGCCGCCACGGCCGCGAAAAGCGTGTTCATATTATAAAGCGCCGCCACGGCCTCGAACCATTGCCGCCGCGTCACAGTGCCGGCGACGCCCGATCCGTAAGAAATATTATAGGCGAGGCCGCTTTTTGTGACGACAATGGGATAGGTTCCCGTGATCTGTGCGGGAATTTGCGGCATTACGCCAAAAGGTGAGCCGGCCATTAGTGCGCCCTCTTAGAAGGTGAATGAGTTGGTTGCCCACACGGTCCCGTTGTAAATCGGGACGACGCCAATGAACAACTGCGAAGTGAAGGTTTGATCCGGCGACTGAATCACTGCGCCGATTTCATAGTAACCGGGGAGCAAGCGCTGCAACGTCGCCGCCGGGATATTAAGCTCAAGCGTGCCATCGTATAGCGTAAGGTGGTTGGTTCCATCGATGGTCGAGGCCGTGAATGCCGGCACGGCGTTATAGCCGCCGCCATAGATGAAAGGCCAGCCGCCAAAGAACTGCGACTGATCGCCCGCGCCGCGCGCGGATCGCGCCCACATTTGCACGGTGACAATGCACTGGTCGTTCTGGATTGCCGAGCCGTCGTCGCCAGCGATGAGCAACCATCGCTCGTAAAGGTTTTCCGTGTCAGCAAATTGTCGGAAGTTGTACTGGTACATTCAGCCTCCTTATAGGTGCATATACCACGTCCCAAGACGTGTGGGCTGAACAATGTTTGATGGCGCGCCGAAGCCGGCGGAGTTAACCGACACCCCTGTAAAATTCGCACCTGTGTTGAGCGCCGAAGGTGTCGCCACGTTTGCTGTAACGCCGGCTTGGGCCGTGGTGGCGGCCGCTGCGGTATAGGTGTGCTGATGGCCTGGATCGGTCACAGTATGAATATGCGCCGCAAGTTCTCCAATGGTTTGTTGCGCATAAGCGCGGCCCCCCGCTTGGCCGGTTTGCTGCGCATTTGCAAACCACGAGAACCGAACGGCCTTGCCGCCTCCGGTCGCCCCGGCATAATTCGTGTCGAGCGTGATCGTTGTTCCGCTTATGTTGGTGACTTGCCCCGCCGCTACGCCGTTAATGATGGCGTACATCCCGAGGCCGATGCCTGTGGCGCTAGCGACGCCGATCGTGGGCAGGCCATTCGTGGCGGAACAGGTCGTGCTCGTCTGAATCGTATTCGCTGCGGCTGCACCCATGTCGTCGAGACCCGCCGCAAGATAGCCTTGCATTGTGGGGATAACGATTGTCTTATTGGCCGCGAAGTCCGCCGCTGCGGTCGCGCCGCGACCTGTCGAGACGGCGGCGATGCTATCGGGAAGGTTGTTCCACAGATACTCGAAAAGAGCGACAGCGTTCGCCGCTGCATATTCCGTCGCGCCCGAGGTAAGGCTTCCGAGCGTCTGCCCGTTCATGCGCACAAAGCCGAGCATCTGTCCCGTTCGCAGCCGCCAAATAGGGTCGCCGGTCTGGAAAATCTGATCGGACGTGACGACAATGCCACCGCCACCTGACGGCGGCGCTGGATTGTCAATGTCACCCGCATCAGAGATAAGTGAGCCGTCGGATGCGACAATCCGTCGCCGATACGATCCGTAAGGAACATAGATCGCTGGAAAAACTCCCACAGTGTTAGCGACGACAGGCCAGGCGTGAGGGACTGTGAGCGCCGCATCCTGATAGACGATGAGAGGCGTCGTCGAGTTGCCCGTGTAGAAATAAATCGAAGCCCCCGCCGCGACGTTTCCGTTGGGCGTGATGATCGGCGCGGGGTTGCTGTTCCACAGGTAGGACATTAAGTGCGCCTTATCTTCGTCGCCATCTGGCTGCTATCTTCGCACGGTTGGAATTTTATCGCCATTCTCTGTATCTGCGCGGGCCGGGAGTTGGTCCGCTACGCCGCGAAGTCCTTCACCAACAGACGCGCCGCCTCCCGCCAACGCTGCGCCCAACCGATTGTCCACAGAACGAACGAACTCTAGCAGACGCGGGCTTTTCTGCACCATTTGCAGCCCGCGTTTGACCGTGTGGAGATCGTCCGACGCGAGCAATTCTCCCACGTGGCGAGCGACATTGGCGTCGATCTTAACCTTTCCGCGCCGAGCAAGCGCCCCGAAAATCGCCCCAGGCGTGAAGCCCTCCCCGCTTGCGTAGGAGACCAGACCGCCAGCAACCGGCGCGGCTCCGCCCGCCAGCCCCATTTCGACAAGTTGCCGCGTGGTTGTCGAGTTACCTTGCGTGGCGCGCTTGAGCGCATCCATTATGCCTTCAACGCGCATGTAAGTCTCGAACGCTTTTGCGCGTTCTGATCCGAGCGCCATTGTCACACGTTCGCGCGCGGCTGGCGTATTGAATATCGAATTGAGAACAGAGCGCCTGTCGCCTATCTCATTGATTTGTTGCGCCAGTTTAGAGGCGAAGCCTTCCGCGAAAAGCTTACGCTCGGCGGGGTTCATCTTGGCCAATGGGCGCGCGTATTCGGCGTTCTTGCCCCGCGCAGTGACAAACTTTTCTCCGGCCTCCAAGGCGTCCTGCGCGCCGAAATGCGCCGCCGCGCCCGCCCGCGCCTCTGCGTAGGAAGGAACGGCGGTGTCAAGTTCCTCGCGGAGCAGGCGCGCTTGTCCGCCAATACGCGACGCCTCGCCTTTGCGCCCCGCGCGCGCCGCAGCATTCGCCGCATCATCAAGCTCTTGCTTGACATAGTCCCAATATTGCAAATTCGGATAGGTCGGGACGCCCTGCTTGCCTTTCTGAAAAATCACGCGCCCGTCATCCGTGATCGTGACGCCGGGATTGAACGCGCCGAATCCTTCGTTGATTGCGCGGCTCTTTCCTGTGCGCGCAGCGGCCTTCATTGCGTCCAATACGTCCGGGCTACCAGAAAGTCGCTCGAGTTCGGGCGTCCAAATTCCTTTATCGCCTTCCTTGTAAGCTGTCTTATACGCAGGGCGATTGATCCGTTTGGCTTGCTCCAAGAGCGCTTCGCGCGTCTCAGTCGCGCCGCGACCCCCGCCAATGTCCATGACAAATTCGGCCAGTCGCGGCGCTTGGCTTTCAAACCTGTTCTGCGTTGCAGCGGTTAAGGCGGCGCGCGCTTCGGGCGACGTGTTCGCCGCAGACCGCGCGAGCGCCTGCATCGTCTCGCCGCCAATGTCGCCAATAACAACCGGCTGGCCTCTATTCTGCGCGGCGACGAAAGGTTCGATGTCAACAGGCTTACCGCTCGCGGCGGCGTCGCGCTTGAGCGTCTCGATAACGCGCCGTTCGGCCTCTTGCGCCGGATTACGCAGTTGCGCGATAGGTGCAGCCACAGCGCGACCAAGTGCACCCCCGCCGCGAACAAGGACCTCCAGCGCTGGCGGCGCGACACCGCCGAGGATTGCTCCCCCGAGCGCCGCCTCGCCCGCGTTTTGCAGATTTTTAGTGTCGGCAAGTTCAGACGCACCAGAGACGCCAGCCCCGATAGCCGCGCCTTGCGCTGCTCGACCCGCAAGCGACGCCGCCGGAGTGACCGGAAGCGCCGCCGCGCTGCCGAGCAACCCGGCGAGCATTCCGCCGCCTGCCGCATAAGGGCTTTGGCGCGCCGCCGCTTCGTCAACGTCGCGCAGATAGCCATACTCCTGCGAGAACGGCCGGCCACTTTGAAGCGACATGATCCCGGCTTTGATGTTGCGCGGGACGTTCAATCCAACCGTGTTGGCGGCCGACGACAGACCGGCATAAACCGGGCTTTCAGCCCCCGCCGCTTCAAGCAACATGCGGTCGGCCTTGTTGCGCAGTTCTCCGGCGAGCTTCTGGCCTTCCGGGGACGCCATCGCCTCTTCGGCGGTTTGCTGCGGCGCGGACGCGGCGGCGTATTTCGCCCACGGCCCGGCCGCAGGCGCTTCGCTTTGCGTCGCGTAGCGCTCCCAAGGTCCAGCCATTACTGCGCGCGCTCCCATGAATTAGGATCGGCCGGATTGCCGCCTTTGAAGCGATATCCGTCCTCGACAGCGCCCACAGATGGACCGCCACCTTGTGGGGAGGCAGTCGTTCCTACTGCGCCCACACGTCGCTGCGCTTGTTCAAGCGCACCTTTAAGTGCAATCTCTCGCGCTTCTTTAATTTGCGCAATCCGTTCTGGCCCGTCGCCGGGTTGTGGCGTAAATTCTCTTGCAGTTTTCTCAACTTCCGCAGCCGGAGCCGACTGCCCGGAGCGAAGATAGAGAATATTCTGCGCGAAAGCCTCGCCGGCACTTTTGAATTGCTTGTATTTCTCACTTGTTATGAATGAGCCGACAACAGGTATCCCGCTACTAAGCTGGTTCGCAGCGGCGCGCGGACCTAGCCCTGCTCCTAGTATCCTGGGATCATTCAACAATTTATCGTAATATTGTGCGCTCTGAACGAGCGTATTGGCCCGCGATTGCTGCTCAGTCGGAGGCTTTGGCCCTTCCGCCGCTTTTGCTTCGGCCTTTTCCTTCAAAATATCTTGACGGACTTGTTCCTTATAGCCGCGTTCGTCGATACGCATTTGCTCGCGATATCTGCGCTCGTCCTCGCGGGTCTGTTCCCTGTAGGCGCGTTCGTCCGATCGCTCTATAGCTTTTTGCTCTACGGCCTGCCCTCGCGCTAAATCCTTCGTATAAACTTCCCATGCCTGCTTCGCGATGGCGCGAACATGCGGACTTCCAGCATTCATGGCCGCAGTAATTCCTTCGGGCGTTTGAAGGCCCGGATGTGTCGGAAAAAGTGCTTTGAGGCGTGCCGTGCTGTCGAACGGCTGCGCAACCGTCGGCGGCTCACCCCCGCCTATCGGCACGCGCCCGGAAGCATCCGCGACTTGCACAGGCGCGGTCCCCGCTGTTCCTGGAGCGAAGCGAGAGATAGCGGCCAGTCGCTCCTCGTAGTTCAACCCCCCGCGCGGGTTTTCAGGCGTGAAGCCTTTCGGTCGCTCATAAAACATGCCGGCGTCGGCGAGTTCCTGCGGCGTGCGGGCGGCGAGCACCTTGGCGTGCTCAGGCCGCGTGCGAAGTTCATGCAGCGCAAATTCCGCTTGCTGCTCGGCTGTGGGGTGGTCGGTGCCGGTAAAGCGTCGCATAGCGTCGAGGCGCTCCAGACGGTGCCCCCACAATCCATAACCTGTCCCCTGGTCGTGAACGGTCGTCGGATTGTAACCGCTTTCAACGCCGGCTTCCCCCGCGAGCAAAGCGGCCTCGTTGGGGTGCGCGCCTTTCGAGACAAGAGCGTCGTACAGCGCTCGCCCATTAGTTGACGCTCCACGTGAGACATTAGGCGTAACAGCGCCTTCAATCGCCGTCGGCTTCTGAGGCGCGACAGCGCCCACAAGCTGATCGATGAAAGACGCCGGAGGCTTATAGTTGGCCCCGCCGAGGAGCGCCTTGTCCTTCTCTTCCTGGCGGCCAAGCGCAATCGTGTCGCCGATTTCACCAAGCGCGCCGAAAAAGTTGACGCTTGGGACATAGGAGCCGCCGCTCAGAGCCATCAGCGCCCTCCCGCGAAAGCAGCCGGGCCGAAATACGCCTTTGCGCCAAGATTAGCGCCGCCCAAGAGCGCGCTGAACAAATTGGATTGCCCTTGCGCGTTCGCTGCCGCGTCGGCGCGCTGGCCTTCCATGATCCCCTCGCCGCCCGTCTTTGCCGCGCCTGTGATGACGTTCGCGAGGTTAGTCCCAAGGCCCGTATCGATCCCCGCAAGCGCGCCTTGCCGCTGAAACTGCCCTTGCGCGCCCTGCAAACCTTGCGCACCAAGACCCTGAAGTCGCGAAAGCCAATTGCCATATTCTTGATTCGCGAGGCCCTGCCCGAACTGCTCCAACGCCATCGCATTGTTGCCCGAGCCAAACATACCTTTACCGGCGGCGGAACGGTCGAGTGCCTGAATGCCTTGCTGGCGCGCGAAGTCGTAACCTGGGCCAGTCTGAAAAGCGCTCTGCGCCGCTTGGTTGCCCGCCGCGCCGCCGAGACCGAGCGCATTCCGATACATGGCGAGGGCGTCGCCGCCGGCCGACGTGTAAGGATCGAAATAGTTCGTATCGAAACGCTTTTCGGCCTTGCCGTATTGCGCGCCGAGTTGCTGCTGCGCCTGCCCGGCGGCGATCATCTGCAACAAGGCGTTCTGCATTCCGCCTTGCGCCCCTGACGTACTCCCGCCGAACAGACCCATGATGAAATTCCCTTATTTGCAGCCGCGCTTTTTGCCGTTCATTTTCGCGGCCATTTTCTTGTCCGCAGCGCGGTCCTTAGCTGAGCCTTCCTTATAGCCCATTTTCTTGTCCATGCGCTTATCGGCAGCGGAGCCTTCCCACTTTTTCATCGCCTTTGCCATTTTACTTTCCTTTCTTGCGGGGCTTGGCCCGCGCCGGAAGTTTTCCGCCTTTATCGGCAGCAATAAATTCTTTGCTGACTTTCTTGGGAATGCCAAGCGTCGATTTGCCGAACATTGCGGCTCCCATCGCGCGGCGTTGCGCTTCACTTTTCGGGGGCATTATACGATCCTCACCTGTCGAACCGACCCGTTGCGATATTCCTGCCCGATAAGAACGCCGCCAGCCGCAGCCGCCGCATCATTGGCATAGGAAGGTGACTGCGACAAATCGACGCAGCTAATGTAAAGAAGCAAGTTCGTGTAGAACTGCCGCCAGACTGGCGTCATGACGCCTTCCGCCGTGAACATCTGCACGTTGGGCGGGGGAAGGGGCGGAAGCTGGCGAGCCATCAGCGTTGGTCCATGTTCGCAGCGAAAAGGCCCACATATACCGGGTCGCTCACTGAAACGCGCCACACGCGCCCGTAGCGCTTCGCCTGCCCCGAGCGTAGCACAGTGACCGACTGTATGTTATCGCCGATTTTGCCGAGGGAGCGCAGAAGCGGCATGGTGAATGACGCGCCGCCATCGTCCGACCATGAAATATTCACCTGTGGGTCCACGGCGTAGTCAGTCACAGGGTCAGCAGGATCGGTTGTGGGCGCGAGTCCGACGCCCACAATGAAGTTAAAATCCGCGCGGCGAACAATCGTGTAAGCAGGGAATTTGTCTACAGGGAGCGACTGCACAGTGTAGGTAAGCGTCTGTCCATATTCGGAGAAGGCGTTCGCCGAGACGCGACCCACAAGCCCCGTCGCGTGATCGCCCACAAGCCATCCGCCAAAAGCATAAACGCCAACTTCGATGCGCGAGAAACTTTGCCCCAAACTGTCGCGTTCGAGCCAGTAGCTATTCGTGATGTCATAGCAGAGCGTGAAGTCACTCGACGTAAGCTGCCAAATAGCGTGCCCTTCGCTCATGTAAACACAAGCCCGCAACGTCGTTTTGTCGGCAAGGTTAGAGATACGCCGCTCTATATCGCTTGTGCTAATCCGAACAGGTTCATAGCCGCGCAGCAAATAAACGATGTCGTCATTCCCAACGAAGATCAGCGTCGAGGTGAATTTCGCCTCATAACCGGCGATTGCCGCATGGTGAATGAGGCCGCGTTTGATGACGCTGACACGAGAGAACGGGAAGCCTGTGGGATTCGCCGTGTCTGTCCATGCTTCAATCGTCTCTTCCGTGAAGAGAAACAGCGTCTGCGCGAAATAAACGCCGCGCAATAGTTGCGACGGCGAGGAGTTGACTTGGATGGCGTCGAGAGGATTGAGCGCGGTTCCATTAAGCGCGCTCGCTTGACATTCGCCATTTGGATAGGTGAAGAAAAAATAACCGTCGCCGTAACAGACCGAATTGGGATTGCCGATTGTGGCGTCTGTGTAAGGGATGGGCGCGCCGGTCGTCGTGGCCTCATAGGCGATATTATCTGCAACGATTACAATGTCGGGCGTTGGCGTTTTGAGATTGCGCGCCATCGTCGCAACATCGGTTCCCACAAGCGGGCCGAGCGACGTTGACACGCCGGCTGCGTCGCAAACTTCGAGTACGCCATCGTAAAGAATAAGCAGCGTGGCGTCGTCAACAGACAGCATGCCCCGACAATGTGTCGAAGCACTGGCGCTTGTCGTGAATTGCACGAGACCCGGCGCGCGCTTCCGGATCACGCGGCCATCTGGAAGTTGCTCCAAGATCGCATTGACAAGCCGTCCGCTGCCCCCACGTTGTGGAGTGTCTTTCGTCGTCGACGTGGGGAGCGGAATATCAACCATTAATCAGCCCAATCGCTAGAAATTATACCGCAGCGACGGCACATCGCGCCGCGAGGCGTAAGCCAGAAAAGAAACTCTCCGCAGTTACACCGCCATGAGTAGTCAGGTTCGACAGCATTTTTCGCCACACCCCACGCACGACCACAGTTTGGGCAATCGACGTGTGTAGTCCCCACAGGAGCTACGCCGACCCATTCGTGCTGACACGCGCCACAAACAAATACACCGCTTAAGTGTGGTCCTTCCTCTTCGCAAACTTTAGGACGTAGAGTGATTATGTTCGACATCTTAACATCACCAACCATATCTGCCGTAACGATAGCGATTAAACATATCCGTTCGCATGGTCTGCCGAGAGCGGCGCAAGCGGAGAACATTCTTAAGCGTCCGCTCGGCCTCGCCGTCCTTACCGCCGATCATCGTCAGCATGGAAACTTTAGCCGGATCGACAACCGAAAAAGCGTTGCGAGAGTTGTAGGCGAGCACCTGGGCGAGGGGGAGCAGCGTGGCGACCTCAATACGGTTCTCGTCGAAATAGCCCACGTCGCGTGCGTTCAGGTCCATTCGCACGCTCGGCCAGCGCCCGGCGAGTACGGCGGCGTCTTCCGCCGCGACAGGTTGCCCTGTGTCGAGCACGCCAAGCTCCTCAAGCGTCATCTTGAAAAGATCGGTCTGCGTGTAGACCGTGTCATCGGCCATTAAGCATTGTCCTCAAGATGTTTGCGCAGACGACCCAACAAACCATCCGTTGCGACAAAGAGATCAGCAAGACGGCCGCCCTTGTAAGTAAACTCGCGCTTAGTCACAAAGACCCCTTCCCTAATAACCGATGCGACGGCGATTGCCGCTAATTTTCCAGACTTCGCTTCCTCCAATAACTCTTCCAGAATCTCAATCGCTTCGTTCAGCGGCGTACCGTCTGGCGTTACCTCACCTTTTCCAGTTGGTCCGATGTAAGTAATATTGCTCACGTTAACCTACGCGGTTTTTCGGGGGCGGGACTTGGCGATTGTCCTCGTCATAGCGGAGAACGCTGTCAGAAACTTTATGCCCCGCAGCGGCGTCATTTTTCACTGCGACCTTAGCCTCCTGCGAGGCCGGGACAGGGCTGTGAACGCTCGTTCCGGCGGCGGCGCTGATTTTCTCGCCAGTGCGCAGCGCCTCGATTTCGATGACATTTACGTCGGGCGACCAGCCGGCGGGTAGTTTCCCGCCGACCGGAACGAGGAAAAGACAGGCGCTTCCGTCTGCCTTATACCCCCACAAGCGCTGTGCGGAGCTCATCAGTCCAACGCCTCGACCGTGAAGGCGTCGAGCACGATGTCCGTCGCCGTGGTCGCCGCGTTGCCGGTGACGGCGATGAGAATTGCGGCGTTCTCGACAGCGGCCGGGTAAACCGGAACAGGCGGCGAAACGATGGTCGCGCCGACGATGTTCGTGATCTGCCCACCAACTTGCGTGTTCGCGTCCCGCAAGCCGACCTTCATGACCCAGGCTTCCATGACGAAGCCGAGGCCGTTGATCGCCACGACGCCCGAGGACGCCAACGTGGTGCCGCCGGAGCCCACAGTGGAGCCAAGGACGGCGGTCGCCGGGTTGAAGATGATCTTCACGGTCTTATTGTTGGCGTTGGCCGCGAAGTGACCGAGCGCCCGGATGCGGAGCATCGGACCATCTGCGCCGCCGACGCCGGGCACATTAAGCACATTCGCCGGGAGCGAATAGGTTCCGATCACATTGTCGGCCGCCGTAGCGCCCGGAGAAATGCCGGAACCCGAAGCATAGGCCGCCTTATAGAGCAACCCGTTGGCCGCTCCAGCGGCGCGACCCGCGCTCAGAAAGGTAGGGAAAAGTTCCTCGGAGGCAGTGAGGTTTGCAGTCGCCATGTTTACGATCCTTTGATGAGGCCAAGCGTCGTCAGAGCGTTGCGCACCGCGTTCGCCTGGGCAAGCTGCGTAGCAGCCGCATTGGCGCGGCTGTTGTTTATGATCGTGGCCTCAATCCAGCCCGTACCCTCGGCGAAGGCTGTGACGGCTGACGCCACGATATCGATAGTGTCGCCGGCCGCGCCAACATTCAGCGCTGTGATGGCGCTGCCCGCTTGCGTCGCACCCGTGGCGTAAGCGCCGGCCGCCGAAATGACGCCGCCGGTGCAAGGCGTGCCCGCGATACCAGCGGTCAGCGTCGCTGCCTTCGCTCCTGTCGTCACAGGCTGCGCGACCCGTAGCAGCACACTTTCCAGCGTGAAGGCGTAGGGGAGCGCGACCGACCACGTAACCGTGTTGGCAATGCCCGCGAGCGCACCAATCGGCAGAATGATCGTTTCCTTGAAGGCGACGGCGGCGACGCCGGTTGTCGGCGCGGCGGTTCCCCCCGAGCTATCGGTGACAGCCGCCTGCGCCGCGCTTGTGGGCTGCGACGCTGGCGTTGCACCGAAAAACCCGAAGGTTTCGCCGGCCGTAGTAGGCATTTGTCCTGACATACTGTTTCCTCCATTGGGTTGCGAGACGAGCGAAGCCTTTAGGTTCCGCTCAACCGCACAGCCTGCCGAGGATCAATCGTCTTGAGGCCATATAGCACGTCGAAGCGCCAGACGTTATTGTCGTTCACGCCATCGTAGAACGACAGGATGCGGACGTTGATGCCCTTGTGGGACATACGTGCAACCTTGGCGAGACCGCCTTCCGGCTTTTCGAGCGGCACCATGACCAGCGCGAAGGCGTTCTGGTTGAACACGACGTTGTTAGCGTAGGTTGTGCTCGCCGCGCCGAGCCAAGTGACCACGGCATTGGTCGCCGGGGCGGCGCTGGCGTTGGCGTGCGCGCCAGGCGTGCCCACAGGGATAAGCGCCGGGGAAGCAACTACGGTCGCCGTGCCGCCGCCAGCCGCCGTCACGTCCGCCGTCACCGTGAACTGCTTCAGGTAAGGCAGCGCGACGCCGGAACGCGGGTTAACATCGAAGACGCCCGCAAGCGTGAACACCTCGCCTTTCTTGATGGTCGCGGACGCGCCGAGGCCAGTCATAGAAAAGGAGATCGTGTTCGAGTCCTTGGACGCCGCCCAAGTCGTCGAGAGCGTGCCGCCGTTCAACGTGCCGTTGGTGCGCGTGCCAGTCGTCTGCGAGTAGTAGTTCTGGCCCTTGTATGGCGTCACGCCATCAATCGGCGGGATCGCGCCCTCACGATAAACCTTGGAGACAAGGTCCGGCGCAAAGAGCGACTGCGGGCCGGTCAGATTGGACTGCAGACCGCGCGCGTCGGCAGGCGTCAACAGTGCGGAGCGCGGCGAAGAACCGATCGACGTGTCGTCGAGGCGCTGCGTCGCGGCGGCGAAGCTGTTGAAGTTCGAGAGAAGATTGCCCGGCGTGCCGACCCAGTTCGGAATGTCAGCGACCAATCCCGCCGTGTCCGCGTCAATCGTCTGCGCCATCTGGATCATGGCCGGTTCGATGAAGCGTTCCGAGAAGTCGGTAATATCCAAGGTCAAATCCTTGGACGTGAAGTTCATGCCGATGTTCTTCTGTCGGTCCACAGTGATCTGAACCGAACCTTCCTGCGCATCCTGAATCTGGACGACAGGACCATCGTTGACCACAAATTCCGCCGGCCGGCGAACCGTGATCGTCGCGCCCGGCTTATAGCCGTTCACGTTGCGGGCGTATTCCGCCTCATACCCGCGATAGACGTGCGCGGACATGACAAGATTGTTTTCGAGAACCTGGACCGCCCGCTTGGCGATGAGGCCATAAGTAAGGACTGAATTTGCCATTTTGGTTGACCCTTAAAGAAGGGCTAACCGCGAGAAGCCTTCTGCTTGTCATACCACGCTGCGAACTGGTCCATACTCATCTTTTCTGGGTCTGGAGCCTCTGTCCGCGTGCTACCTCTGACAGGCGCGACCGGCGCGGGAGCCTTGCTTTCCTTCTTTGGCGCAGGCGTCAACCGGGCTTCGAGGCGACCAACTTCCGCCAACGCTCGGCGCGTGGGCATTTCGTTGATTTCAATAACCTTCTCAGGATGCTTTGACAGATAGTAAGCGATATGCGGACCTTTTTCGCTTTCCAGGATCGCCATTGCGACTTCCTGATTTGTGGGCGAGACCGTCGCGGCCCCTATCACAGCGTCAAAGTCCTTTACGATCTTTCGGACGCCCTCGGCGCGCTCGCGAAACGTCGCAACAATCTCGTTGCTCTGCTGCTGCTGCGCTGCCTTGGCGGCTTCCGCGTTCTTTTTCAGTTCGCGCCCGACCAGCATTTCTGCCGTTCGGTAAGCCGTCTTGGCCTCTTGAAAGGCCAGATAGTCCTCAAAATCGCTTTCTTTGGGCGGCGGACCGATTTCACGCGTGATCGCGGCTGAAAGTTCGGAAGCGTCATCCGCTTTGGGAACAGCCTGCCTAAGGCGCTCAATTTCCGCTTGAGCCTCGGCCAGCTTCGCCTTTAAGCGGGCGCTTCCGGAAAGCTTCGCCGGCTTTTCCGGCTCGGCTCGCAGCGCCGCAATATCTTCGTCGTCTTCGGATTCGTCGCCCGTTTCGCTCGGCTCTGTCGCCGCTTCCTGCGGCTCTTTCGCTTCGGGTTCCGGTTTCGGCTCTTCGCCGGTTGTGTCCTTGCCATCATCAGGCTTGGAATCGAGCAATGAATCGCCCGCATCCAAATCCACAAATCCGGCGTCGAGATCGTCCTGCGCGGCGTGTTCTGTCGGGGGAGCTAGCGGAGCCGCCTGCTCAACAACCAATGAATTCCCGCTCATATATTCTCCATTGCCAGCGCAAATCGCCAGCTTTCACGTTGATGTTAAGACTATTCCCCAGGGGAAGCAAGTCCGGCCTGCTCATCGCCAGCTTCGGCCGGCGAAACTTCAATTTTCACCTTCGGCGCTTTCGGCGCAGACGGCGCAGGCTCTTTTTCCATAGGAGCGGCCTCTGCACGCCCCTCCGGCGCTTCTGCCTCTTCAGGTTCCTGCGGCTCCAACTGTGCGGCGATGTGGTCCGACATGAACTTAAGCGTTTCATCGGTGTTGGCGATAAACTCTTGAAGCTTCTGTGGATCGATCATTCGCGAAGCGTTCAACTTCTCTTGCGTGGCCATAAGCTCCAACTCGGCGCGCATGTTCACAAGCTGCTGCTGCGCGACCTCAAGTTCCTTGCGCTTCACGTCAAGCTGCGACGATTGCGCCGTGCTCTGCGCCTTGGCCATTTCAGCCTGCGCTTGCGCCATTTCGATAGGGTTCGGCTCCTGTGGGGGCGGCGGCGGCTTTCCATCCTTTTGCGCAAGCTGCGCCTGGATAGCCGGCGGCAAAAGCGTCTGCAATCGCTCGCGCACATCTTCCTTTTGCGGCCAGTCCTGCAAATCAGCGAACATATCGCCCAGAACAGCCGCAGCGGCCGGGAACGCTTTCAGAAAGTCAGCCATACCCGCACGCGCGGCCTCGCGCTGCGTCGCGTAGCTCGGACCCATTTCCATCTGAATGTCGTACGTGCCCACAGTGATATCGGTCAGCGTGTCCGGCGTAACGCCTTCCAGCATAAACGGCGGCGGCTGATTGATCTGGATTTGACGCGACTTCCCGTCCAAACCAAGAATGCGAATTGTGCGCGGAGTGTCGTAATAATGGGGAATGAGATCATTAAGTATGCGCGCGGTCTGCGAAATCGCCACAGCGAAGTTGGCCATATAAACATAAGTCCCAGTGTCACTCTGCGACTCCCGCTGCCGGATGGCGACGCCGCTATCCTCGTTCGACTTCGCGCCAAGCGATGAAGCATAAATTCCCACAACGCCTTGCATATCGGCGAGGGCATTCTGAACGCAGACTTCTAGCCCGCTCGACACAGGCGGGACCGCGATGCGCTGCGGGGCGACATTTCCGTTCTTGGGGTCCGGCGTGTAGCGCAAGTATGGCCACGCTTTGACGTTTGCCGTGTCCCACTCTTCAGCGTAGTCCTTAAAGTTTTCGTCCGTGCCGAGATAAGGCGACTTCGGTTGCAAGCCCACAACTTCCGTCTCAGTCGAACGGGCATAGTTGTAAGCACGCTGTGGGTCAGCAAGAAAACGCACAATGCCGTGGCGCTCAACGCGACCGCCAACGCGGACTTCTTCGCCGAGAACAGGTATAATCGGAATGAATCGGCCCGGCCATTTCTGCGGCTCGGAGATAAATTCCGTTCCGTTCATCATGCGGTGCCAAACTTCGAAGCCATCGCGCTCGTAATAAATGCCGCCTGAGGCTTCATACTGCGCCCGTGCATCTTCGTCGTCCGTCACGTCCTGAATTGTGCCGTCTGGCATTTTCACAAGTTTACGCTTGATTTTTACCTTGTACCAATAGCGACAAACGCGAATGCGGTCGTCATCATACCAATAATCAATATAAATCCCGTCCCAAGTTCCCATATCGTTGACAGGATAATCGGGGTAAGTCGCCTTGTAGGCTTCGCGCGTCATATCGACGGGAACGAAGCAAAAAATCGCGTCCGTTCGCGTTTTCTTGCGCGCATCCGGGTCCCACACGATACCGATTTGATCATCAATCGTTCGAATCACAAGGTTTTGCTCGTAATCCGTATCCGATCCGTATTCGCCAGCGACTTCCCAATGGCCGATCCCACAAGCGACTTGGCTGTCTGCGCCGTCAACGTAAACGTCGAGCGCCGCGAAGCTCGCGGACTCGATATGGCGGATCAATCCTTCACGAATTTCGGCGATTTTCTCGTCCGCGCCGCTGTCCACAGGCACAACGCTGATCGCCGGGCGCATCTGCCGCATGTCGCCCGTAACTTGGCGAACGAATTGTGGGCAGCGATTGAAAGTTAGAACGGGTCGGCCGTCCTGCAAGCGCTGATTTTCAAGCTCCTGAAGCCATTGAAAGCCGGCAAGGAAGTTCAAATCCGCATAAGCGCGTTGGATGTTGTGGCGGTCGTGCTCCCAGCCCCGGTTCCAACGCTGCATTGCCTCGTGATGATCTTCGTCCCTGGCGACAACCTTCGGATTGTCCGTCAGCTTGCCGGCGTCCGGCTCATCCACCTCGCGCTTGCGCGGCGCGGCGGTAAATTCTTCGTCGGCGTCGAGAAAATCGTCAGCCATCGTTATCTCTCGCTAAAAATTCCATTATGTCGCGCGCCTTCAGCCTGTAGAACATCCATAAGGGCTGACGTGGCCCCTGCAAGATATACCCGTTTGGAACGCGTAAGGGTTCTCCGCTACAGCAATCCGCATCTGGATCAGCCCAGCACACATCCAGATGACAGAGAAACCTAGCTAGGCGTTCGATTTCAGCTTCGTGGTCATCCATGCTCAAGTGCCCATCCAGTTAAGACGATTTCCCGTGCCCACAGTGCGTTCCCGGCGCGTCTTGACAGGTGCGAGTGCGGCGAAGCGGCGCATCATAAGCGCGTAGCGGCTTGCCGCGAGCAGATCGTCCCGAACCTTGATGATTTTGCCGTCCTCGCGATGGTAAAGCCGGAACTCGCCGAACCATTCTTCGTTGCCGTCGAAGACTTTCCAACGGCCAGTTTGCATTCTTTTGGCCATTTCCGCAATGCCGGCCTCAAGCCCGAACCCGCCAGCCTCATGTGTCGCGTGCTCATAAAGCATGTTGACGCCATCCTCGCGGTATTGCTCGGCAAGCTGCGCGCCGGAGCCTTTGTCGTGCTGTAATCCGTCGTGAGGCCATGCTGTGGGCACCCACACTCCCCAAGGGCGCATTGCGGCGGCGTGGATGGGCGCAGAGCCGCCTTTGTCGCGGTAGGTGCGGCACACATACCAAATGTCGTCCTCGCGGTCCCAGGCGCAGTGGCAGGCCGCGAAAGGATGGTCGAAGCCAAAGTCGACGCCGTTGATTTGAACGAAGTGCGCCGGGATAACGAACGGTGCGCAGCGAAGCCCCTCTTCCTCGAAAGGAAAGACGCGGCCGGAGCCGAGTGACGGGAGCCCTTTAATCCGCGCCTCGCGTTCATGCGGCTGGTAACTGTCAATGATTGCCTGTCGCTGCTCCGGCGTGTAATGCTCGGCGTCGTCAATCGTCATACGAGTGATGTGACGGGTCATGTTGTCCTCGCAAAGTCTCGGAACAATTCATGCGCTTTCTTTGCATACACAGCGGCGGCTTCCTCTTTGGTGCCATAGCAGCCTAAATATTTTCTAACACCATTACAACAAATCTGCGCCTGCCATGCGCCCATCGCTTTACACCAAGTAACACCTTTGTATCCGCTAGTATTATTTTTATATTTATGTGTATTACCCATATTTTGAGAACGCGTAGCTTGGCGTAAGTTATAATCTTTATTAATAAATTTTATTGTATCTTTGTGATCCGTGTCTTCCGGCGGTAAATATCCATGTTTAATAGCAAATACAGCTCGATGAGCGTATATTCGTTCTCCATCTATACTAATTTCAATATAACCGCGGCGATCTCTGCTTCCGGCTACAGCACCTACAACGCAACGTCGTCCCGTGCGAATTTTCCACGTTAATTTACCCGTTGTATCATTATAAGATAAAACCTCTTTTAAGCGCTCCGCTGTTAGCATCAGTTCAACCCACAGTCTTTGATGAACATTTCAACCACGGCGGACATTCCCTTAAGCGGCGTAAATGTAAGATAGACCATTCCACCTGTGGCGTTCGTTCGCGTCAACCCCTCCATGTAAATATCCATCGCGGGTTCTTCGTCGAACCAGACGAGGTCAAGCGTTTCGCCCTGCCATTTTTCGCGGCCTTGGTCGTAAGACTTAAACCCCAAAATACTTTTTTCGCCGCTCACATGCTTTACTGTCACACCGTTCAGGCCGTTCGGCACGCCGCTGGCGCGTGACGTTGAAAGCAGCGCCTCGCCGGGGATCGCTCCCGTTCCCCACAGTTCCTCGTTCTTTGGCTCGCCCACAAGCAAGCGCTGCACGCCGTCTCGCGTCGCCTCGAACCCTGTGGACCCCGCCCAAGCGCGAATCGGATGGTGAAACTTCCGACCTCTCCACCACTCAGGATAGCGCCCGGTTAGATGAATGGCCATTTCGGCCGCCCCACAGTAAGTCTTGCCAAGCTGGTTGCCGGCCATGAGCAGCCGCTCCCGGTTGCGCCGCCCCGCCCAATGAAACTCTTTCTGCTTCGGGTAGGGCGCGTATTCCGCAAGCTTATTCCTCGCCTTCCTTCGCTGCTTCTCCTTCAATAAGCGTAGGAGGTCTTCCTTCTCCGGGCGTGACATCTTTTGCAAGATCGCAGGCGAGATAGCGGAGAAGGGCGTGTTCAAGCTCTGCATTCGTAAGGCTCGCTTCGGACTCTACCTTTACCTCTCTCGGCATAAGGTTCGCGATCACTCTAACATAAACATCAGGTGTGAACACTCGGCAAGCTTTAATGGCTTCCGCGCCGTGGGCGTCGAAGTCATCGTAAAGGGCTTCCGTGAACTTGCGTATGAGCCCTTGCCGGTCAGGATTTCTTGGCACGGCAACGAGCGTGTTTTTTATCGTTCCCGCACGCGGGAGCCGTGGCCCGTGCTTTGTTTTGATGGTCGAATTGTTCTTAATTTTTACAAATGACACGACTGCTCATTTCCCACAGTTCTTTTCTTTCTTCACCTTATCAAGTTCGGCCTTTAGTTGCACGACCTGATTGAGCGCCTCGTTACGCTGCGCCTCAAGCGCGGCGATGTAGGAGTTGGCGCGTTCCTGCATCTCATCGAGGGCGTGACAGGCCGGCGCTTCGCCAGCGAAAGCTCGCATTGATAGATGTAAGAAAACCGCTATAAACGATAGACGCTTTAACACTGGCGGCTCCTAGAGCATTAGTTGCGGGACGGCTATAACTGAATAACTAACGATAGCTTGTTCAGCCGCCGTTCCAGATAATTGAGCAACCCCGCCACCGTTATCCGTATATGTAAAAAGACGGTTTGCTATGTTTGATGCAGCAGACGGGAGCGGACCTGTAAAGCTCGGATCGCTGGCTTCAGTCAATGCCGCACCATCAATAGACAGAACCCGTCTCCCCGCCACTTTCAAGTTGATTTGCTTAGTGTATCTCGAATCGGCATTGAACCGCGGATTGATCGTAAAAACCGCCGATGCGTCCGTGCCGCTATAGGCGCGAATTACATTAACATCTATCCGCATGGCGACGCCGATAAAACCGCTAACATCCTCAGTAGAGAATGACGAAGTTGACAATCGCCTGCTTACTGAAAATCCGCGGCTTAATGACCCCGTAACGATAGGATGGCCCAACGATCTAGCCACGCCCGATCGCGTGGAGCTTATGCGGTTTGATTCCCATACAATCGAGTCATTCGCCGCCCTAACGATCGTTTCTCCCGTCGTAAGAGGCCCGCTCAGTTCAACGCCGTGCCAGTAGTGTGTTCCGTCCCACCTTACATGCAGGATGCGGCCCGCAGTCCCGTTGGACGCCCAAAACAATCCAAGGTCAAATTTCCCACACGCCACGGGCTCCGTTTGGTCAGTTAGCCTGATTTCATTACCAACGACCTCAGCAATTGAATACGTCCCGTAACCAGACGACCTAATTAGCGAAGGATAATCCAAATTAGTATCTAGTAAACATTCGCAGTTAGATATTGTCGCATTAATTCCGCTGCCGTAAATAGAATCCAGACGAAGAAAAGACAATAATGTTCCAGGTGGAACTGCTCTAACATCTCCTGCTATCTTGCACCCATCAAGCTTGATATTCAATGGTCCGTATAGATTTAGATTACAACCCCTATCGATTGTCGTATCTCTAACATTAAGCGATTTAATTCCCGTGCTCTCGGTTAGATTGTCTGTTATTGTGGAACAATCTATACTAAGTATTCCGCCTACCTTGTCAGGTAGCAGCTTCCTAACTCTGCTGCGCACGATATTATAATTCTCGAACTCAGACGCAAAGATAAGCCCGATATCGCAATCCTCTAAGATCGTCTGACGCGCCCCGCCGATAACTGTGCTTATCGAGTAAGTATCGGAAACCAACGGGACCGTAATATTTTTCCAGTGCGCATAATCGCAACATCCGGCCGCTGTCCAATTCGTGATACGTGCGGCACCGGCATTAAAATTTCCAGGCGATGGGTATTGCCTAGCACCGTCAAATATTTGGTCGCGCCAATCGGAACGATAGCTATATTTTAATGGCCTTTTCAGCGTTATCTGACCGCCAGCATCAACCGATAACACCTCTCCCCATTCAAAGTATCTGAGATTCGGCGGGAAGGCGTTTGCCGTAATAGGCTGAACGTTTAGCCCATGGATAAAGACAATATCCCCGACAGAAAAATTTACATTATCAGCATCGGTCACGAAGCTTACTGATGAACTTCCCTCAGAAACCGTGTCTATTAAGTAAGAAGGGATAACTGAGTTCTGGCCTACAAATGGACTCTGCCCAATCCACAAATATCTATAAGAAGCGTCAGGAAGCGTGCTGGTCATTCTCGGATTATAAAACACAGAACCATTGCCGTCTAATACGTAACGCCTAAGACCAACAAATACAAATGGGTTAGAGCACTTATACGACTTAGCTGCTTCTAAATTTATCTTCCATAATTTATTAGGATTGTCATATATCAACTGGTCCCGCATAAATAGCCATTTAGCAGACTCGTCAGAGTCGTCGCCCGAAATTCCAAAATTGCTGGCATTGACTTCATTTACCACGAAGTTGGCTCTTTTATTGATGCGTCCATGCAGAACCGTCAAAGAACGCCGTGCAAACGACAGCCCCACCGCCCGTGAACGCGCCGCCAAGCACCGGGCATGCCGTAAGCTGATCGGTGACATGCGCTCTATCGCCGGCAACGCCGGTCGGAAGCGCCGCGACAGTGTAGCCCTTACTCGTAATCGGGCCCCCAGCAGTGATGCGCGGGACCGCCGCGCTTGCATCAAGCGTCAGTGCATCAGCGAATGCATTTTGCGTCGTGCCCGTGCTCCCCGCGAGCGCAAGCTGCCATTTGATGTTGCCGCCGACTCCCGTGCCGGTTCCTGCTGATCCTTTGATTGTCCACAGCGCGCCAGCCGTGTTGCTGGTTCCGGCGACAACACTTTGCACGGTCAAAGTTTGCGCAACAGGTGATGCGGCATCAGCCGCGCCAAAAATCCACGAAGCCGCGGCGCGTCTACTCAGAAAGGTATCTGTCCCAATTCGTAAGATACCGCTATTTGAGCTAGAAATAAAACTCAACGCAGAAGTAATTGACCCTCCCGTTGAAAGCGACGAAGCTGTCGAGACAGCGCCAGATTTTTGAACTATTAACTGGTTTACACCACCAATTTGAATCGCAAACGGGACGGAAGAAGCGCCGCTAGCTGTGTCTACGATATTGAACTTATACCCCTCAAAAGTGACTCCAGCATTATTCCATGTCTGTATTAAATTCAAAACTGGATTAGACGCCGTTACTGTCGCGCCCGTGATCGTCAGCGAACGGTTGGTATCGTCCCACGACGTGCCGGACATGCCGCCAAACGCGCCGGCGTTATTGTACTGCAACTGGCGCGTGGAGCCGCCCGGAACGCCTCCAGCCGGGCTAATGCTAAGCGCCTGCCCATGTGCTGAGGCTAGGCCGAGAGCGAGAAAAAGGGCGGCGAGAGACTTTTTCATTTCACGTCCCCTGAAAACATCGCTGTAGCGCTCGCCGTCTTAGTGAAGCAGCCCGTTGTCGAGAAGACGGCGGTTATTCCGGTAGAGAACGCCTCGGGGGGTTCCATGCTGACGCCCACAGTGGAGTTTGCCGCAACCGCCACGCATTTGACCGGCGTCACTGCGCCATCCGCCGGAGCCGACGTGGCGTCGAAGATCATGACGAAGCCCGCAGCCGCGCCAGTCGTCACCTGGTAAGCGTAAAGATTGCCAGCGCTCGCCTTGAAAACCTTGCTCGCTTCCGCCGCAGCCGAGACCACAGGCGTAATCCCCGCCGATGTGGCGGAGCTCGGCGTCTGCGTTGTGAGCAGCTTTCCGGCGCTATCGCATTGCAAGATGATAAATTGCTGGTCCGGCAGCGTCGGCGAAGTGGCGCGATACTGGCAATCGACAGCGAAGGCGGGCAGCGCCCACAGGGGCGAGAGGAAGGCTAGAGCGAATAAAATGCGGCGCATGGCGGCCCCTCGGCGAGGAAATCAGCGCAAAGCATAACATCTGTGGGCAAAAAAAGAAAAGCCCCGCCAAAGCGGGGCAGTTTTGGGAGGCTCGACATGGCCTGTCGAACAATCCACACTTAGGCCGGCGGCGCAGCCGCGTCAAGCTTCGCCTGCATCTGCGCCATCTGGTCACGCATTTCGTTAAGATCGGCCAAAGCCGCGTCGCGCTGCGCGGCCATATCGGTCATCGCTGCGTCATCGTGCATTGCGCCGAGTTTGGTGACGGCGCGTTCGACAGAGGCTGACAGCGCATTAAGCGCAGCCGCCATTTCCTGATTCTGCATAGCCTCAACCTTTCGAATGAGCAGCAAAAGAGCGCTCGCGAGGACTTGATTGTCCTCGCGTAGCTTTTTCCATGGAAACATCCAGTCGAGCAAGCGATTACTCCACTCGCTTGACGCGCGCCCCCGCGCCGTGCGGATCGTCTTCCTTGGCCTTGTAAATGACGAAGCGCCGCTCGTATTTCAAGACAGGGACGGGTTTCACCGCCCCCGTCTTGCGGCCCTTGCGCATCTGCATGACCGGCGTTCCATCGGCATTCTCGGCCGGCGAAGCGTGGCGCTTGTTTTCGAGATAGATCGCCCGCTCATAGAACTTCCAAGGCTCCGGCACGTCCTTCGTCACGGAAACATGCCGTGAGCCGCCCACAGGGAACGCATCGAAGTCCATCGCCTTCACGAAAACCTCGACTTCCGGCGACGGCCCCGAGACACGGGTGCGATACGGATTGTTCCACGGCGCATCATCCGTCTCGAACCCAGAAACGGCCATGGGAGCCGCTGGAGCCAAGGAAACCGACTCCGCTACCTTGGCCGCCTTGGCAGGCTTTTCGCCCACAGGAGCGCCCTTAGCGTTCGCCGCAAGCCATTTGAGACCCAAGTCGGAGACGGAATAGTAAACGTCGCCGTCAGCGTCCGGCGCGCCGTCCGTTTCCGCCATGCCTTCCTCGACCAGCGCGTCAAACGTCGCCCTCGACTCAGGACCAATCCAGCCGCCCCCGCCAGCCTCGGCCAGATCGCGCAGAGCCTTTTCGTGAACTTCACTCATTCGTTGTCCTTTCCTTAATTACGCCTCGTTATCATCCGACGCAGGGCCGGCTTGAAATATGCGCAGCCTAAGAGCTATCAAATAAGACCGCTCTTTTGTCAAGCGCGCATATTTTAATTCTTCGCTTCGTATTTCCACCAGTCTAACCGACATTCTATCAATTTCGTCGGTTAAAACAGACACAAGCACATCTGTGTCTTTTTTATCAAGCGTTATTTGCATCCGA